AGAATACAACCTTTCCTAGCCCCTGTTGATGAGTCAGGGCGTCTGGCAGACGGATCTGCTTATGGAAGCCCGTGGGTTCTCCTCGGCTCCTGACTCTACTGCTTGCGCCTCTCGCCTATCGGGTCACTCGCTTCAGTTCAGGTACTTATATAGTCCCACTTTATTAGATAGTCAAGAGCTAAATTAATTTTTTCTTCCACAAAAGTTCCTTCAGCTAGAGATGCTCCTGAGTCCTGTAACTACTATAGTTACCAGAGCTACGGGTGTCGCCGATGGGGAATGGAGATGGAGAACACTAGAACACTAGAACACCCTGTTTCTACGAAAACTTCCTGGCAGCAGGTTACGCTGCGGGAGAACCAGGATCCGAGATGCCCCAGAAATGCTAGGTTTCTGGCTGATGGAGAAGCACGGCACGTGCGTCTGCTGCACCAGCTGCGGGTGGCACTACTTACTAGAAAGGTTGGGTTTCTGCGGTGATGGAGGCAATGGAGAATGGAGAAGGTACCGCTGGGCCCGCATCCAGGATCCTGAGTCACCAGGGACGGGATGGGTAAAACTAGCAATGGAGCTGTCCAATGCAGCGTGGCTCACGGCAATGGAGCTCGGAAAGATACAGGATAATCTCTCTTCGAGGGAAAGAAGCATAATAAAACTTCTCCCACCTTGTCTTGCATGGTTAAAATGCCACGCTTTTTGAAAAGGGCTTAACTTTATTTTTTTATCTTTAGTTATCTTTAATTCAACCCAGAACATGATTCCGTCTTTACAACCATAACAATCTGGTACGCCAGGCATTGACCAACTCTCGATACGAGTCCAGAAAATGTCTGGCATATTTTTCTTAATTAACTTCCAATATTTAGTTTCTGGTTTCAAAAGAAATATATCAACATAGACAACAATGCTAAGATTATGATCAGTGGTTTAAGACCTACAACCAACAACAAACCAACTGCCATCCAAACAAAATCCCAATTACTATCTTTCATGGACACCTCTTCATCAGTTCAACCATTTGATTGTAATACAACAACCTAAATTCAAAGTTCTCAGCAGTCAGCGCTGCACGTCTCAAATTCTCTACTCTACGCCAAAACAAATCGTCTGTCATAGGTAATGGACTATACTGGTATAAATCTGGTCTAACTATTACTAACATGATTTCCCTCTTCTTTTATTTCTAAATGATGAACACATTTACCAAATTTAGAAAATAAATATTCATTTATTTCACAATGTTCTTGTATATCTTGTTCTTCCATATCAGAAAAATATTCTATTTCTCTAATAGTGTTTCCATGTTCATCTTCTGTTTCATAATCTAAGGGCATTTCATCTAACCAATGAACAACCTCATGTTTAGCGTCTTGATTTAATTCTTTATATTCATAAGCATTAACTTTTATTACTCTCATAACTTTCTCCTTTTTTAAGAGCTAGTCATAAGCATGTTTCAGTTACTCAGTCAACGACTATTACTCATCAACGACTAACCTACCAGTTCACTAGCTCTAAAACCTATTTAATCCCATTCTATTTTATAGTCAAGCTTTATTTTCTAATTCTTTTACTTCCTCAAACGTAGTTTCAATACTGTACTGTTCCTTCAAGTCCTGTAACTTCTTCTCTACCTCTTCTCTCGACATAGAGTCAATCGTACCTGTGAGTATCTCTTTCTTATCAACATACAACCCAGCAATCTGTCCACGCCTGGTCTCAGCAGCTACAGCAGCATTCCAGTTCCCTTGTTGGGATGCTTGATCTCTAATGCGTGCTAATGTAGCCAGCGACCTTTCTTGTGTACATCTATATCTTTCGGTATTTGCTCTCACCTCAGCATCAATTGCCTTCACCACATGCGGGTATTTGTTTACATTCTGCAACCGAGATGCAATCATGAATGCGCTTCTTTTTGCATAACCTGCCTCAATTGCACATTGAGTTGCAGTCTTCAGCCCTTCTGAATGCACCAGCAATAATATGAATTTTCTTTGTTTTGGTGTAATTTTGTCATCAAACAATGCGTCTGAGACTGGTTGTGGTACAAATACTTCTTTATTTTCTTCCATAATGCATCATTTCAATAGATGTTTTCTTTACAAACTTAATTTATATAAAATTTTTGTGAAAAATGCGAGTTATTTTCGTAAAATATAGATATCTTGTAACCTTAATAATACCTTAAAGTTACATAAAGTTACATAAAAACCTAAGTATTCTGCTACTTGTAACCTTGTAACCTTGTAACCTTAGTTTGACAGAAAAATAATTAAAAATATTTTTGTGGTAGAAACATCTATAAGAATAGCTGTTTATGAGAACATCTTCGGGTCTTCACGCACCAATCTGAGTGCTTTGTCCAATGCCTCTCTGCCATCAGTCATGATGATTTCCCATTCTTCAGCAGTGTATACTCTATCGTGTTTTGGATTATAAAATTTTATGGAGACATCTCCACAGTGTCTACATTTATAGACTTTTCTTACTGGGCTTTCTGGTAGTTTGGTGTACATACCGTTTTATCCTTTGTAATGGAAATAATACCACATTCTCAGGTAGTTTTTCTCTAAAATATATCGAATCCATGACTTCCATGGACTGAATTCGTTCATATTTGTTGGTCCGTGAGGCGAGGATCGCGTCCAGTAGATCGCGTTGCTTGAGTATCTCTTGATCGCTCATCTCTTTTTCTTGGGAGCAGCACCTGGTCTTTTTTTAGGAAGTTTTCTACGCTTGTCTCTTTTTTCAAGAAATTTAGAATTTTTAGATTTTTTAATAGGTCCTGTTTTCGCTTCAGGTTTCTTTTTCTTTTTTGCTAATGTTTTTGCAATTGATTTTACAGCTGTAAATAACATTCCAGGAGGTGACGCTTTTACTGCTGTTTTACCTAATGATTTCAAACCTTTAGCGTAGTCCTTATGCAAAGGTACTCTTTTTTTCTGTCCTGGTCCTAATTTAGCCATTACTTTTTCTTCTTTTTTCTATGTTTCATACCAAGAGCCGTGGCCCCCGATCCAGCAGCCACTCCAACGCCGTACGTTCCTAGCGTTCCAGCAGTGTTGCCAGTTTTTTTACCTCTAAGCTGTTTTCTTCTTTTAACAAAATCGGATGCATTTCTTTGCTGCATTTTAGTTTTTTCAGGCAACCCTAATGATTTTCTTCTAGATTTTCTTTTTGCGTTTTTAAGGGCTTTCATACCCATTGCGCCTACCGTTGCCAGTAATCGTACCATTCCACCCATGTTGCCGCCTTTCAGTTTACGAGCCCCCATTTAGCGTCACTAAACAGGGACTCTCGGGAGTTGTATGTAAACAATATTTACAATACGAACTATAGTAGAAAAGACACTTTTACGCAACTAAAAAGGGGGAGTGACTAGTTCCCCCTGTCTAAAACAGTGCATTGATGATTTAACGGGTTTATGAATAATACCTGGGAATCGAGGCCCGAACCATCTCCAAGCTTTTGCCGTGATCTGCACAAGAACCACTGAATAATCCCTCTATCCCAACTCTAAAAGGGCGGTTCGCCCTTAAACTCGACAACAGGTTTACCCTGCATAAATTTTGTAGTTTTTGAATGATTCGGGGTCCAAGGGCTTCCCGTAGTACACAACGGGGCTATCCTCCACCCCTTCTGTCCAACTTTGGTGGTAGTGTTTATTTTGTAAGAGTGTCCCTTGTGAGTCACAAACCTTACACTGTTCAATGGCTTGTTCCGCCTCGAATCTAACTTTAACATATCCATTTCCTTTACAATGATCGCATATAATCATATCGCCTCCACAATATTTTTCTAAGTCGCTCCCACCGCATGCGAGCTGCAACTTCTCTCCAGTTCCGTGGTTCGCGGGGCGCGGTCTTCGACACCTTCACGTACTCACGAAGTAATCGTTCTTTTAGTGACGTCTTGCGGCCCATTCCATCCCTTCTTTCTCTTTCGCTAGTCGCTCCGCTGCGACTCTATTCTCTAACTCCTCCATTTTTACACTGAGATAATATCGCATGGACAATCTCCCTGCTAAAAATCCTATTACAAACACGCCTACGATGGCGGTAAGATGCCATAAGTGAAACATACGCTCTCCTTTCTACAAAGCATCACTTTGTCATATTTCCAGGTGCAGTACTTATTACTGAAATCACCGAAATCATTTTTTATGCAATCACGCATAAAAGTTTGATACGGCGAAGTATACACCAAAATATATACAACGCCAAATATCGTTCCACATAGGCACAGAATGCCTATGATTTTTGTAAAAAATTGTAACATGAAATACAATAATGAAAGAAAATACCAAAAGATGTTTTACCAAATCGTTGTCTAATCATATTGATCTCTAAGTACTCACGTTTACATCGGTAACATTGGTGTTTCATGTTATGCTGCTTCTTTAATTTTAAGACGTGAACCTGACTGTAATCCCCAGTTGTATACTTCAAGAATTACTTCTCTATAGTCAGCAGTGTTTGTGCAGTGAACAATTTTTCTGGAATTTTGTGCTAACTTTTTATTCCAGGTACGTTTACTAAAACGCCAATGATTATAAATAGATAAAAATGCAGTAACAAAGTTCCTGTTTTTATAATCAACTAAGTAATTTTTAAAAGTACAAATATACTCGGCTGTTTCACACGCTTCACTCCAATCTAAAATTTTAAAACGTCCTTCTTTAAAGTCTTGTTCTATTTCTCTTGTTGGATTAACAACCGTGCCAAGCAACATCATTAAATTATTTCGATGTGAAAATTTATATTTTTTTCTAAACAAAGAATACATATGATATGGTTTAGTATTATACGTGTTTGGATATTTTTGTCTTTCGACATCCATGTTTGAATTTAAATAATCTTCTGTATTCCAATTGTTTGAAATATTATTAATGCGTTGAATATCAGAAACCGTAACATCAACATCAGTAATGATGTATCGAATGGGAATATCTAATCTTCGGTGTGCTTCTAATCTATGAAGTCCATCAATAACTTTCATATTTTTATTTACGAGAATTGGTAAAGGCACATATTTTTTTTGTATACTTTTAATTATACGATTAATATTTGTCTCAGCTCTCGCTGTCGTAGGCACTCTATTGCCGACAATTCTGTCAAAAATACTAAAATCTTTCGTTGAATAAACAGTATCATAGTTTTCTTTTTTCATGCTGCTAACTTTCTCTTTTTTGCTTCTTGTTTTACCAAGTAGGTTATTTGCATACCAGCCGACCGATCGTCGGCGGCAGCTATCTTCTTCAATAATTTATACGTCTCGATGGCTACAGCCACACTTTTGAATTTTTTCGTGTTCATTGTTTCCTCTTCGTTATAGGTGGAAATAGTTTCTCCTTCTCCAATTGCACTTCAATCATTTGAGGTATTCGATCCATTTTTTCAAAAACTCTATTAACTGTTTCCCAATCAAAAACAGGAACGTTATTCTTATCTCTTTTTTTACAAGCTAATGTTATTAAATCATTAATGGCATCATGTGCATATTTTAACATATGTTGGTCATCCCAATACACAGGAATACCGACCCAACTGTGTTCTAATTTATATACAAGTTCAGGTGGGTTTCTATGATGAAGTATTTTGTATTCTCCTTTTTTCATGTGCCTGATGGCCGCCTCATCTTCTTCACTAATATCAGTGTCTTTATTAATAGTCATGCAGTCTCCTTAAATGGCAACTTTGATAAATGTTCCTGGTATTCGATGTCGCCAAAATCGAATGCCGATTGCTCTGGTTCGTGAGCCGCGGACGGTGTAAACTTACGCCCTGCATTACGAGCCAAGTCATTCCACTCTTGCGCAAACTCTGTATAAAGCTCAGCCATTGTTTCATCACCTAGTCTCTTTGCATCGCGGGCATTTTCTATATATGCTTTTGCTCGCGTCAAACGTACCCCAAGACGAAATCCCTCTTTGAATGTCATCTCATATTCTTTTTTAAGTTTCATTTCTTTCTCCTTTTTAGTGGTTTCTTTAATGCTTTAGCCAAATGCCTTTTCCCTGTTCCTTGTGGCAAGTTATATTGCACAATACCCATCGGACCTTTTCTTTTTTGATTTGGTAAATCTACTAATGTTGCTCTAGGTGTATTACTTCCTTTTACAATTTCAATAGGTCTACCATCTGATGTATGCGTTCTAGCTATTCTAGTATTATGATTAAAAGGGTTTAAAACAGTTTCTGGCTGTATTTTTTTTCTTTTTCCTCCAATAATACCCATATGATTCCTTTCTCTTTCATTAATTGAGTAGGGGGATTCTTTGACTACCCCCAACCTTTTCGCGACAAGTCAAACTGTCCTAGCTTAACTACTACTTCAGTACCAACCCTCACACCCTCAGTCATTCGACCATACCTTGTGAGAATCGTGCCTTACTACCTTGTTACAGTTGTTCAGCCATACTCAGAAGATGTTGCACCATCTTCATTTAATATCGCATATAATAAAAATAAATGGGATAGTCAAGAACTATTTTCAACAAACATATTGGACTCAAGACACCATGTTTGGACATATACAGGATTGATACCTACTTCTTCTGCTCTTTGATAGACATTGTTTTCTATGATAACACGGCGGTTTTCACAGATGTCTTGATTAAAATATAATTCTGCTTGATGCTTGACGGACGGCATACCAGGAACAGAAAACATCGAAATTAATAACCAAATCTTAATCACCTGCATCACCCCAGTTGTCACCGCATTCAACGTCGACTTTACTAGGGACGGCTAGTTCAACACAGTTTTCCATAATGTCTTTAATCTTATCCTTATCTGCATCACTTGCAACAGAAAAGTCTAACTCATCATGGACTTGTATATGTGCTAAATATCCTTCTTTCGATAATTCTAACATCGCTTTCTTTGTTTGATCAGCAGCAGAGCCTTGTATTAATCTATTCAGCGCTTTGTAGGTCCAAGCACGTTTGATCATACTTTCGCCGTATTGTTGCTGGGCCTCGGTCAGTGGTAGGGCTTTCTGGCCCCATTCATTCGTTGGCTCCCATAAATCAAAACGGCAACGCCTTCCCTCTAACGTGGAGAGATAACCTTTTTTCCCTGCTTTACTCATGGTGTCATTCATCAATTGCTTAACAAATGGTACGCGCTCATTATACGCCGCTAATAGATCACTAGCTGTCTCTAAATTAACACCGAGCTGTGACATTAGCTTACCCTTACCCATACCATAAAATAGCCCTAAATTGATCGTTTTAGCTTGTTTACGAGGTATATCAGCCATCTTTGATACCATTTTATGAAAGTCCGTTGTTGGATCTTCTTGATACGATTCAACAAACTTACCAGCTCCTGTAAAATGACGGAGACTAGCATAGTGCACCACGAGCCGTGGTTCTTGTTGCGAGTAATCAAAAATACCCCACTCACAGTCCTTTTCAGGAATAAAAATACTTCTGATCAGTGGGCCGAGAATCGCGTGCCGTGCAGGAATTTGCTGTAAATTAGGATTCGAGTAACTAAATCTACCTGTTACCGTTCCTCCTTGGTCGGATCGCATTTGGTGGATCTCAGCATGAATCCTGCCTCGGTACGAATGCTTGGTGATACTCTCAATAAACGTTGTTCTCGCTTTGTTGATCTCACGACACTCCACAACCATTTTAGCGAGAGGGGAATCATGTGTCGTAAGAAAGTTCTTGTCAAACTTTGGTTGTCCTGTTGGTGTTCTATCAAATTTGATTTTAAGCGCATCAAAAGCTTTTGCCACACTGGTGGCACCCCAGATTTCGACGTCAGCTCCAGAAAGTTTTTTAATGGATTGTAAAAGTTTTTTCTCTTTCGATAATAAATCATTCTTAATACCCTCCGCCTTCTCTAAATCAACACGCACCCCGCGTTGTTTCATCTCAAATAAAACAGGAAACAGATCTGTTTCCAATTCAAAAATATTAATTAAGTTTTGTTTTTGTATTTCCGTGCGCAAATGATGCCATAACTTTAATGTTACAGCAGCGTCTTGTTCTGCGTATTCTCCTACGTGTGAGGCTGGAAGCTTCCATAGCTCTCCTTTCGGATCTAGACCCCACTTCTTGGCAGCTTCGTAGAGTTGGGTTTCCGATTTCGACTCTTGTAGATAATCTTTACTTAAAGTGTTTAGATCGAAACGAAACCTATTCTCATCTACTAAAGGTGCCGCAATAAGAGTATCAATTATTTTCCCTTTGATGTCAACACCCATCGCTTTTAACCAACCTACATCATAGAAAGCATTGTGAAATATATAGTTTTTATCTTCGTAGGAGCATTGTTTTTTAATCCATTTGGTAACAATAGTCTTGTCCATGTTGGGCGGTGTTTCGTGAGCAATGGGATAGTAACCACACCACCCCTCTACCGCAACAGCGATACCAACTACTTCACCGTGTTTACGAATATAACCTGGACCTGTATCTTTAATACCAGGATCTCGTGTCTCTAAGTCAATTGCTATCTCGTCGTAACCAGATAGGTCAGGAAAATGATCAGGCATAACCCATTCACTGGGCATGCGGTGTACTTTAGGAAACCAATTAGGTTGTTCTTTCATCTATTTCTCCAGCTATTGCAGCGTAAGCAGCTAAATCAACATAGCTATCTTTTTTATGTGCGTGTTTTAATCTGGCAATTTTTACAAGGCCCATGCATATGGCAACATCATGTGGTGTAATTTCTTTGTCAAGAAAAGCACTCCACAACTTCGCAATGTTTTCATGGTTCGTTAATTTATCACCATAATCTTCTTGACGATCACCGCCAACAAGTTTTTCTGCTTCTTGCAAAATCTTTTGACAAATCATGCAGTTTTCCTTTCGTGAAAAAATATTGGTTCGTATTCAAACTGTGCATCGGTGCGACGTACAATAACTAATTTCTTTTTCGCGCGTGTCATTCCCACGTAAAAAACTCTTGCTTCATCATCTCTTCCTTGCTGTGTTTCTGTCGATGCTTTGTAAGGACCATACGATAGATCTGTTAATAACATAACATTATCTCTCTCACCACCTTTACTTGCGTGTATCGTGGATACTTCAATACGTGGTTTGTCATCTAATTTATTTCCTTCACGCATAATTTTTCGTAAATAATTTATTCTCTTTCTAAGTCCTTTTGCATTCAATATGTCATACCATTTCATATCACGAACATTTTTATCTTTAATTGTTTCGCGTAAACCAAAATCGTTTATTAAATCTTCCAACACGTATGTTGCTGCATGATCACCTTTAAATGTTCCGTAATTTCTTTTAATACGTGTGCTGTCCATAAATTGATAGATGGTATCACACAATAAACCAGATACACTTTTACCATTTTGTAACGCGGTCCACGCTTTAATAGCTTCAATATATTTTAAATTAATAACGGATTGACCATAACGTTTATATAACCATCCGTATGTTTCTAATGAGTCACTAACTTGCTGTACAATTTCGTGTGTACGACATAAAATTAACCACTCCCCTTCTTCTATTCCTTTATTTAAAGGTCTGATATTACTGACTTTTCTCTCTCCCTCTTCATCTCTCGGAGCATATTGTTTTGGTATTCTGATCGATATAGACTGTGCTAAATTTGTGGCAAGACTGTGCACACTTTTAGGAATACGATAAGATTGTGTTAACGGAATAACATTGTTATCACCATTCGTAGCCATGGCTATGAAGTGTTCAATGTCTGCACCTGCCCAACGAAAGATTGCTTGGTCATCATCACCAGCAATATATGTTTCAATTGGTTTTGCCACTTCTTGTATCATGTCAATGACTTGCCATTGATGCTTGGACAAGTCTTGTGCTTCATCAACAAATAAATATTTTAGTTTAGGAGGATTACGTCGTTCTAAAAAATGGTTGAAGTAATCAACGTATTCTAATTTTTCTCGGTCGCGTTTAAAGTTCTTTAAATCTAAATCCATTTGTTCAATAGTATTACGTGCACCGTAATCATTTAATTTAACGGTCCTAAATATTTTATGTAATCTATCCTCATCATCAGGAAACTTTGCGTATGCTAAATTAATTAAATCTTGATATTCACTTTTTGCCGTTGGCATGGATATATCAACGCCGTTACCTTTTTTCATTTTATTGACAAAGACGCGGCCCGTGGTCCGTGAGAGGTCGTCGTAGTCACTTTGATCCATAATATCGGACTGCTGTAACTGTAATCGTTTATACGCAAGCGAGTGCAACGTACAAAAATACGGATATATTTTCTTTAATTCGTCTTCACTCCACTCTTCTTTCGTTACTCTATCACGTATTTCCTCTGCAGCTTTTACCGTAAAACTTAAATACGCAATTTCGTTTGGCTGTACACCTTCTTCATTAATTAATTGATCAACTTTGTTTTTTAGAAAAGTTGTTTTCCCTGTGCCTGGCGGGCCTATAACAATGTTTTTTTTCATTTTATATCTAACTCCGCCTCTGTTTCAATCCATACTTTAGCACCGCAGCTCAAAGGTTTTTCTGGTCTGTAGACAACTTTTGATTCTCCTAAGATAGAAACCTCATGACAATAGGTATTCTTCTTACCTTCTTTAATTGTTATGACAGGTTCATTTGTTCCGTGCTTTTTGTTGGCTCTTATTTTATGCATATTAACATGTATTCTTTTCATTAATACGGATCCTCTTGTTCAAACTTCTTACTTTTTAAAATGTATTCCGCTTCTTTTATCGTTGTTGGCACCTTCCAAACTTTAGTTGGATTGTTATTTATTCGCATGGATGTACTTTGACCTTTAAAGTCAGAGAATATTTTAAACTGATGTGAACCCGATAACTTTGTGAAACGTTTGGTCTTTAAAAAATCTTTAAAAGACTCACCTCTGAAGTAAAAGAAATCTTCTTCTTCATACACCATGCCTTGCAACATATCTTGTCTCTCTTTTGCACCTGCATAGTTTTCAATAAAGGTTTGTAAAAGAGATAAATACTCACCATTAGAGCTTACTTCTCCTGGTAAAATTATTTCTTCATAACCAGGATCATCAAATAAACTTTGTACTTTATCTGCCCATACATCTGCTTTCACTTGTTTTGGACTTTCATTAATTTGTTTAACACACGCTCTTCTGTATCGTGGCCATTCCGCTAGTGTGTCTCCATCAATAACTAATACTTTACCATTATGTGTAACTTCAAACATTGGATCATCAGAAACAAACTTTTTTAAACTTGTAATGGTAGCAGTTGCTGCTTTTCCAATACCAAATTTCATATTTTTGCATTTTGTTTTTTCACAAATAGAAGCAAATTCACCAACAAGTTTTTTACTGTCTTGTGGATCGGGTTGAGGACAGCTATAAAAATATTTATCGTCTTTTATTTGTTTAAAAATAGTAGTCATCTCACCAAATTCTAAAGGTGGCCTCATGTATTTATGATTATATTCGTTAACCTTTTTTTCTAATTCATGAGCAGGGAAACGTTGACGTAAATAAATACCTAACTGAAACATACTTATGTTTCGTTGTCCTTCTATAAAACCTTCTTGAAAAGCTAACGTTTGTAGACATGGAGGAGCATCTTTAAAATCATCTTTTAAAGTTTCATCAGNAGTTTTTTCAATAACCACCATGTCGAGATTCGATACGACTTTGTTTTCGTAATGCTTTATAAACATACCCAATTCAATCAATGCATTACCTTCATCATCTAACGCATATCTTGTCGGATACTCTGGGTGGTTATATGGCAAGTTTAAAAAGTTTCCCGTCCCTTTCGGGTTTAATTCTATTTGCCTTGGAAAAATTTCATTTTCACCGTACCCTAACCATGCAGATATTTCTGTCAGTTTCATCTGCATATCTATTGCTTTCGCTGGTTCTTTTACAAATAAAAATACATGAGCGCCCCCACTTTTTGACTTACACACAATTAGGGGTAATTTGTTGTCGTTCAATTGTTTAATTAATTTTTTATGATCGAACCCATCGTAGGAGTCTATATCAATAGCACCCCACGTGCACGTGTTGTCGTCTTTAATCGGAATAATACCAAGCGATGGCTCCTTGCCATCAAGATGATCATGCCATTTCTGTTCCGTTAGTTGCTGTTTTTCGATCCAAGAATCTGTTTCTAGTTTACCTCTTTGATTTTTGGAGCGGCTTTTTGTTTGACCATAGGCTCTATCCAGGCCTGAAAATATTTCTATAAATTTTTTTCTATCGTCCATAATTTCTCATTCATAGTTGAGGGAGCAGTATTTTTTGTAGGAGGAAAATGATGCTCCCTCGTGTTTTGGTTCAAGTGTTTAGTACGCGTCGGAAGCCGCGTTGTCAACACTTTCGTCTTCATGCTTAACTTTTATTTCACCAGCATCTACAGACGCGGAGAAAGCTTTTGCTTGTGAATATAAGTCAGCATCTTCAATTGGACCGACTCTAGAGACGTCCCAACCAAACCATTCACCCAAATCATTCGATTCTGCAATCGTCTTCAAAGAATAAATGTGGGAGTAAGAAGGTGGTGTAAATAACCCCTTCGAACCTTTTAACTTTAACCCAAGCATCAAAGAGTTCCATCTTTTCGATTTCTTTCTTTGTGTGCTTTTCATCGCAATAAGAGCTTGTGACCAAACCCCATTATCGCTTTTAACTAAACAAAAATGATTAGCCGTATCTTCGATATAATTGCCATTACTTAATCTATCTTTACGTTGATCATCTCGTTGAGTTTTTGACAGTATGTCACTGTCACCAGGATAGATATTAACAGGAGCACCAGTGCCCTTACCTCTATCTTGCCATTCAATATATTGACGTTGATAAGAACATGGAATTACTTCCACACCTTTATCCCCATCAAATATTTCTTTTGTAAGCGTATTGTAGATCATTCCACTTTCCGCTCCCTCAATGTATTGAGGATCTCTCTTCTTAATCTGTGGTGACGTATCACTCAGAATACGAAGAAAAGGAATTGCAAGATCATCCATGCCTAGTTGCCCTAGCCCTTGATTAGCGTCTGCCTCAAACATGCTAGGATCAAATGCAACAACGTTTCCTGCTTCTTTAGTCTTTACAGCGTTTGCCATATTTACTCCTTATTTTTTCTTGGTTATTTTTGTCTTCTGTCCGATAAACAAACTAAACGTATTGTCTGGGACAGATTTTCCTTCTTCATGCCACTTTTTAATAGTGGCTTTCAGTGTCGAAGGATGCACTGAAACTTTTACTTCAGGAATAAGGCCCATGTTTTTTATCTCTTCTTCAAGATGTTTAGCCATGTTGCCTTCTCCCTTACCGAAACTTATACCGACTTGGTTTTTAATTATATCACCCAAGCCGTTGTCCTCTAACCATTCATAACAAGCCTTAGATTTTTCAGCATCTTTAGGTATAGATACATAAATATCTTCTACCACATCTACTTTAGAACCGTCGTACATAGTAGTCGATGTCATTCCTAATTCTTGCATCTTACCTGGTATAACCTCACCAGATAATTTTCTGTGTTTTTCTTTTAAATCTTTTAAATGTGCCTCTGTGTCTTCTATCTCAGACTCCATCTGCAATTGTTTACGCAATAATTCTGCTACTGATTCAAGACCTGTTTGATCTATATTAGCAACATCTTCTTCAAAGTTTATCTTGCTCATCTATTTCGCCTTTCTCATTCAAGTTAATAGCTACGGGATAATAACGTTGTTGCTTTTTATCCCATTTCAAAATGTTAAATTTACCTCTGTTCATTTCAGCGGCAATACAACAACAAATACCCATAGCGGCAGGATCACCCATCATTAAGAGATAATCATTGTCATCAAAATCTCTTAGTTTTCTTTTTAAAGTACGTATCGCAGGTTGTGGACTAAACATAATTTGTCTGCCACTTTCAAATAAAACAACAATGTCACCATATTCAGCCGCCCCCAATACGTTTATATACGGATTTTCCTGTACTAAAAATACAGTTGGCTTACCTGGTTCTTTTGCTTTACTGAAGTTGCTCATACTTTCTAAGTTCTCCTTTACACTTGTATTTTCTTTTTACAACTATTATATTGCAATTTTAGAAAGTTATTATGGATTATAGATTTAAAACAAAACCTTTTCAACATCAATTAGATGCATTGAAAAACAGTTGGAACAAGCAGGTTTGGGCCTTATTCATGGAGATGGGTACAGGTAAAACAAAGGTTTGCATTGATAATATTGCTATTTTGTACGACAAAGGCAAGATAAATGCTGCTTTGATCGTTGTGCCAAACGGTATTAAACGTAACTGGCGTAACGAATTAGGCATACATTTATCCGATCATATCAATTACCGTGTTGGTGTATGGTCTGCATCACCAAAGAAAAAAGAAAAAGAAGAGCTTGATCAGTTGTCCGTGAGCGTTGATGACTTAACCGTTCTCATTATGAACGTTGAGGCGTTGTCCACGGTTCGTGGTCGGGACTTTGCAAAAAGTTTTTTAACACGCAACAATACATTAATGTGTGTAGATGAATCGACTACAATTAAAAATCATTCGGCGGCACGTACAAAAAATATAATTAAGATAGCAGAGCTTGCAAAGTACAGACGTATCATGACAGGTTCACCTGTCACCAAGTCACCACTTGATTTATTTTCACAAGTTCAGTTCCTTGATCCGTGGTTGTTGGACCAACAATCGTATTACAGTTTCCGTGCACGGTACGCCGTGATCGTTCAACGTAGTGTTGGCACGCATTCCTTTCAACACATTGTCCGATACCAGCGATTGGACGAATTACAGGAAAAAATACAGCATTTTTCGACTCGCGTTTTAAAAAGTGACTGTTTAGACCTACCTGAGAAGGTTTATACGAAGCGGTCTGTGTCATTGACCCCAGAACAATTAAAAGCCTACACAGAGATGAAAAAAGCAGCAATAACGTTCTTTGAGGAAAATGTGATGACCGCTGCCTCCGTTTTGACACAAATGATACGCTTACATCAGATAACGTGTGGTCATGTCAAAACCGATGACGGTGAAGTCAAACCAATAAAAAATAATAGGATAAAAGAATTATTAGAAGTTTTAGAAGAAACAGATGGTAAAGTAATCATCTGGGCTGTATATCGCTACGATATACAAGAAATAGAAAGAACGTTAGGAGAGAAATATGGCAAAGAAACTGTGGCAACTTATTACGGCGATACCAAAGATAGTATACGTCAGTCTATTGTTGACCGCTTTATGGATCCTGGAGACAGTTTACGTTTTTTTGTGGGAAACCCCAAGACAGGAGGCTATGGTCTTACTCTTACTTCTAGTCACACTGTTGTGTATTACTCTAACGATTACTCATTAGAAGTACGATTACAATCAGAAGACCGAGCGCATAGAATAGGGCAAACATCGAAAGTGACATACGTGGATTTAATGGCAGAACATACCATCGATGAAAAGATTGTGAAAGCGTTGAATGCTAAAATAGATTTAGCGAGTCAAGTGATGGGTGAAGACCCAAAGAAAATATTATTTGGATAATGCCTGCTCAAGTAATATCTCAAGTCGTATTACTCGTTCTTTTATTTCTGGTATGTCTTGTAATATTATTTGTTCTAGTTGGCTTTGCTTTGTCTCAAGTGCTTGTACACGTTGTGACATCATGCCGTAAGTCGTACCAGCGGCGACGAGTATCAAACCGAACCAAATAATATTTTTTAGACTATTATCCATTTATTGTAATCCTCCTATACCTACTCCACCTAACATATTAATGAAAGACTGTGGATCATTACTTCTTAGTGCTTCCAAAGCTGCTCTAGCTTGAGGTGTATTACCAAAAGCTACGTTACCTCCATAAAAATCTAAACCTGTATCTTGTAATGTTTGTTGTGTAGGATACCCTTGTGGGTATATAGTTGTAGGGTTTCTATTAACAAAGTCTTGCATATCAAACACACTCATCAATCCTTGACCTGAACCTTGAACACTACCTATTCTTGTTGGATCAAGTCCCTGTGGTAAATTTGCAAGTATTCCTGTGTTAGTAGCTATTTGATTTCTTATTGCATTCATTCTTTGCATGTCAGCAACGTCAGCTAAAGTCATTGGTGTTGCACCTACACCAGGTTGTCTTTGTGATATTGGTTGAACAGCTCGTCCAGCTAGATCTTGTGCTTTTAAAGCATCCTCCATATCAGGAATGTTTCTTGTTGTATCTATTCCTTTTAAAACACCTGCAATACCTTGAGGTCTATTCTCTAATGCTTTTACTTCACCTTCTCTGTCAAATCTTTGACCTCTAAGCTGCCTCATTTCTGCTTCTTTTGCAGCGGCTTCCATGTTTCCTCGTAATTCGTTTGCACCCTCTGGTAAATTTCTAAGTGATTGAGCCATAGTTGGCACATCAGTTGTGCCCATACCTAAATCTGCTAATGTTCTAGGAGTATCTTCAATACTATCCTCATATCTTTTCGCTGCTATACCTTTTAAAGGAAAAGGAAGAAATGATCCTTTTGATAAAAACTTTGAGACTCCTTGACTAATAGGCGCAAATTTATCTAAACCTTTTCTCATGTCCGCACCTTGATATGGTGAAAATCCTTGAGGGAACTCTCTACCACCTATATTTTGTCCAGGTCTTAAAATCCCTCTTGACATGTTATAGAAATTAGAACCTTTAGCTCCAGTGACACCTCTCATTATTTGATCAAATGCTGCTCTACCTGCAGAATTCATTGGCCGTGATCCGTCACTCATTCGTATATTTCCTCCAATGACATTTCTTGGATTCATACCTGCAAGACCTTGAGCTGACTGTCTAATCCTTTGATTAGCCCTGCGCATTGCATCTTTCGACTGTTGCTTGTTAATGTCACCAGCTCCCAATTGAGCCATTGTTCTTCGCTGTAATGCTTGAGCTCCAGCTAATTGACTTTGTAATCTTTCTGTTTCGCTTCTACCTGATCCAGCGCTTCCTGATCCAGCAGGACCAAAAGAAGTTGCTGTTCCACGACCTGTTGTTCTTCCAGTTTGTGTGCCGCCAGTTGTTCTAGCTAAATAAGCACCTCTTCTATCAGTGCCACCACCTCCAGATGTTTTTCTTTTAGATCCAGAGCCTCTATTTTTATTTAATTTTCTTCTAAACTTTGGTGGCATAGTTATCTCCTACCCGCTAGTATAGCTGCATCTGTGTCGCCTCGCAAGAGCGCAGCTTGTTGATCTTGATTTAAATTACTACTTCTTCCAACATTAACCTCTGATTCATACTCTAAAGGTCCTCTTGTTCTCACGCCAGTTGGATCTCCAAATACTTTTTGTACATCAGTTAGATAAGGATTTTGATTTGGTGCCATTGCTCTACTTTCAATCATTTCATCAATCGCTGGGTCATCAAAGCCAAATACTTGTCCTGGTGAAACGTCTATCATACCATCAGACATCATAATTGGTGTTTGATTATCGTAACCAAAGCCTGCTGCATCTACTGATTGATACCCTAGCAAGTCACCTTGTCTATCGTATTTAGGTCTAGTCATTTTTGCATTACCCATGTTCGGTGAGCCGTTGGTCGCGAGTATAGTGTAATCCAACAATTCAATATCAGAGAGTTGATCTAACCCCTCTCCAATACCGCCAGCATTTGCTTTAGACACTAAGTTATTAAAGTAATTGATGGTTCGAAGATCATCATTCATTGCTGATTTTCCTGGTTGTCTAGTAACCATTGGAACGCCACCTTCTAATTGAACTCCCTCTAATTCTGTTAGAGCGCCTTCATTATCAAAGATAGTATAGTAAGAGTCAGTTGCTCTAATCATGTTTATTAATTGTGATCGAGCTAAAGCATTTTTTGTTGCATCATTCATTACCTGACCAGCCACTTTCATTTGTGCGGGGCTCGCTAATATTTTTGAAAATCTATTTGTAAATAAAATCAGACCTGCTGTAGCAATCGGACTTGATACAATACCCCCTGCTACGAAAGCATTTGCTAATGATTTAACACCACCTAAAACACCACGTCTTTTAACGAAGTCAGATACATCACTAATATCAAAACTATCAACAAGGGAGGCTACCTCTAAAGTTTCTTGTAGGTCTTTATACGCTTTTTGTCCATTTTGACCCATTGAATTAAACATTTCAACAACAGCTTCTCTGGTCGTTGCATTATCAACATCTCCTCCTGGAACCATACCTAATTGTTTTTTTAAACCTTCTACATTAATGATTGGAACAAACTCACTGTTATGTGTTGTTCCAGATACGTTTGATATAGTAGATGCTTCACCAGGAACTCTTGTCCCTACACCCATTCTAGGGGTTACACCTGGAACTGCTTTCCAAGGTGTTTCTATAACCTCAGTATTTTGACCAACAATTTTATTTAAATAAGTAGAAATAAGATTTGCAAAATTATCTTTACCAAGTTGTTGTCTCATCTCTGCAATTGCCATTGGTGACATGACAGTGTCTGATGTCATTATCTTGTTAAACACTTGATCTGGCATTAGGCTTCCTGGTTTAAAAGGAGCGCCTGGTGCAAACACGTTGCTGTTTACATTTTGTGATGCTTTACCAAGAGCTCTTTGTCCAGCACCAAAACCAAATAATTCAATGTTGTTCATGTAAAACTCATTAGCGTCACGTAATGCTCTAATAGAGCTGTTTGCTATAATTTCATTAGGACCTGACATCTTCTTCCAGTTTTTAAAATCATTCAAGCCGTGTTCTAATTGATCTTTTAGGTATGTTAACGTGCCTTGTGGATCTAATCCAGTTGTTCCAACTGCATCGCCACCTTTACTACCAAAACCTCTAATAGCACCGTTGATTTGTGCTTGTAGTTGTCTGAATTGTTTTAACGTAATGTGTTCAGGCATTGTTCCAAGAACGGAAAGTATTTTCATTCCAGCTGTTGGATCTCCAATTTTTAAAGCTGCGAATAATTGACTGGTGTTGTTAATCCATTCACCTGTGCCAGGCACTGAACCGCTAAGTTGTATCTCACCGCCCTCTAAAGTTTCTTGTAAAGTTTTTGACCATTTTTTTAAATTAGATGTCGGTATAAAAGCTTCATCAATCTTTGATGCTTGGTTAAAGAAACTATTATATAGAATAGCATTTGTTGCTCTAAACTTAGAAACGTTTTTAGAAAACGCATCATATGCTTGTTGCCCTGCAAATTGTAATCCACGTAGTGTCGTAACACCTGGAGCTAATGTGCCCATAATGTCTTGTATTCTTTTATTTACTGCAATTCTTGCTAGCGACTGTCCTGTTCTAATTGGTCCACCTGCACCTGGAAAAATACCAATTACTTTTGCATATCCTTTTACCCAGTCTGCTTCACTGGCTGCAATTCTACTTATTGGAATATTTTGACGTGTTGCTTTTTCAACGGCCTCTTTAGATATGTTGGTTCTAAATCCAAACGGATAATCTATTGCGTATTTTTTTATACCTCTTGCAATTGGTCCAAGACCAGCAGCACCCATACCAATTAACATTTCTAATTCAGCATCGCGTAGTGCACCTTTTTGCATCTCGCTTATACTATCGGCATCAATACCTTGAGTGTATGCATACATTTGATTTAACATGTTGTACGCACTATCAGCAGCGTAAGATACAGGCCCTGTAATAGCGCCTGTTGTAGCCATTACTTTTGTATTACCCCATCTACCTTTTCCAACATTGTCTAAAAAATGCCAAAACTTTGGAAGTAACTGAAATTTTCTTAGATTTTTTACTTTAGTGTTTCTATTTTTTTCAATTTGAGAAATTAACCATGAATCTATTGCAGTAATTGCACCCAATCGTGTCATTGTTTTTGGATCTTCAGGCACAAGAGAGCCCCACATCTTGCCCATGTCGTTACCAAAATCATCTAATGTGTAAGGAGTGCCACCTGGCAACATTACAGTGCCCCAACCATCATTAAATTTAAAATCTTTTTGTTTTGCTTTATAAGATTGAACAGCCGCATCAAAACCTATTGGGTCAGCCTTTTGTTGCGTTGCTAGTTCTTTTGCTTGCTGTAATTTTTTTGCCATCATAACAGCTTCGGTCGGCACGTATTGCACCATGTAATCAATTAATTTAGGTGGCAGCGCTGTAAAGTCATCACCAAATTGATTCATCGCTGCTTCATTTATATAAGTGCTATATAATTTTTCTTCCTTTGCGTTTCTTGGAAAACTTTCATAATCATACATTTTGCCGTCATCTCCCATAGCTTGAACGGGAACATCTACCACAATAGGTTCTGGTAAGCCGTACTTAGATAAATTTATTTTTATTCTTTGATTTGCCATTACTATCCTACTGGTTCTATTACTGGATTAACTTCAGGCGCTTGTCCTGGTTCAGGTAGTTTGTAATCTCTAAAAGATACAAAACCCTCTAGTATTTCATTTACTTGCTCTTCACTAAATCCTAGATCAAGAAGCTCATTTTTGTTTTGATATACCAGTGGTAATGCTCTACCACTTCTTATTCTTTGTAGAATAAACTTACGAATAAGTTTTTGATCTTTTTCATTACCTGTTCCGTACAGCATAATGCTTGTACCGATTTGACTTTTTGCAGCATCTTTTAATTCATTAATTACAAAATCTAATTTAGTGACAACCCCTTTAGATGATTCACCGTAAAGGTTTAACGTAGCTGCTGCTCTCTCAATATCGTCTTTGTTCAATCGGCCTGATGCTTTACGTGCTCTCGCTAAAGCGTAAATGATTGCAGTTGATGCTGCTTCGTTGAGAGGTAGATCCTTTTGATATTGTAATAATCCAAATAAATCGTCAGCGTTTTTATCATCTAAAATTAAACCATTACCAAGATTAACTTCTGTTTTACCTTCACTTCTTGCTTGTTCAAATTTTTGAATATCATTCTGCATAATTTCATATGCGATATTTGTTGCATCTCGTAGTGCTTGTGCACTTGCATCATCAAATATTTTAACGTTTTGACCATTAATATTTACAACAGCACCTTTTCCGTCTGCTGTAATTAAGTCTGTTGGTAGCAATAACATGTCCGATTTAGGTAAAAAAGCAGGATTAAATTTTCCTTCCTCTACACTCCTGTTTAATCTTGCTTTTACATCATCACTGAAGAAACCAGTTCTAAAGTCTTTTACAATTTGTAATTTGTCTTGAATCCAACTTAAAAAACCTCCTGTAAATCCAGCAAATTCAGGGTTTAGTGTAAGACTTTTTTGAACGTTAAGAGCCATGTCCACAACTCTGTCGTAGTTATCAATTTCGTTTTTAAGATCTATAAACTTATTAGCACTTGTTATTTTATCACCTTTTTGTTTACTGTCTGATGTTACATCTGTTGTTGTTGGGTTTGCATATTGAAGAGCTTTGTAGTTAACCATTACTGGATAACCATTAGCATCTACAGCTGTAGGATGAGGTACAAATATTTTGTTATCTTGTATAACGCCTGCTATTGGACCAATCAGTTCACCATCAGGTCCTTCAAAAACAAAATCATCTACTTCCGTTTTGTATCGTTCCTTCATTACTTCTTTAATAATATCTTGTCTTTGCTCGTTATATTCGTTCATGTTTTTCGCTGTAGCTTCCGCTAGTTCAACATCTTGTTCATATATCTTTGTTGCTAAAGACAATTCGTTTTGTGTGTTCTGTAAGAAGATATTTGATGCCAATTGTAGTCTTGCCGCTTCTTCTTCTTTTTGTGCGTTAAATATTGCTGCTCTTTTCTCTTTAGCGTCTTTTCTTTTTGCCGCTTGTATAGATGCTAAGTCTGATGTTAATTCTTTACCAGCGTTTGCAATGACAGCGCCAATCTGACCACCTTGTGTTGGTTGCATTAAGTTTAATCCTAGTTTGGCAAGAGACATTCTTTTTTCAAACTTATAATCTTCTTTTGGAAATAACTTATCAAACTCTTCAAGAGGAGTTTGCGGTGCATACTTGTCTAAAAATTCATTTAATTCTTCATCATCAATTTGACCAATGCTTGCTAGATCTGGTTTAGAACTTGGATCTAAAAAATCAGTTGCTGCATAATCTGTCTTGTAACTGTCAGTTAAAGCAAGCAAACTTTTTGCGAGCTCAGGAGATGTTACCATTGTTTGTTCAATTGGAACGCCGCCAATGTATTCTGACGTCTCTTCTGTTTCTACTGCTGCATCTTGTGCAGGAGAAGTGAAAGAATATATTTCTTCCTCCTCTGTCATTCCAGGAGCAATATTTGTTCCACCAAAGGAATCAAACTCGTATAGATCTTGTAAGTCTACGATTCCATTTGCCATTTTATTGCCCTGTTAATCCACCGTAAGCTTGTAGTCCTGTAATTCCTGCTCCTATAGCACCAAGTAAAGGATTAGTGTACGGCGCTTGTGTTTGCGTAATAGATGATTGAATACTAGGTGTACGAGAAAGAATATCAGATAAGAAACCAAGTCTTTGAAATGGCTCTCTTCCTCTCTCTGTAGCTTGTCTAAATGCTTCATCATCCAACGTTTGTTCTCTTTGTCTTCTAATTTGACCAATGTTAAGTAGTGATCCCACACCTTGTTGTCCCAATCCAAATTGTTGAGCTCCCAAGTTTGCTTGTTGTCCACCTAGTTGTGCTTGTGCTGATCCAAGAGCACCAAATTGCCCTGCAGCGCCCATCTCTCTTTGTCTAGCAGATTCAAAAGTATTTAACGCAGCGCCTTGTGCTTGTTGAAAGTTCTGTGCTAAGTCTTGAAATATTCTTTGTGAAGCAACATCAGCCAAACCTTTACTTAACTCAGCTTCTGCTACACCAAACCTAGAACCACCAAAAGCTCCTGCTTGTTGTGCTTGAGATGCTAAATTTGATTGCTGTTTTGCAAATTGTTCGTTCATCTGCTTTATAGCAGCGTCAGTAACATTTTTTTGATATTCATTCATGAACCCTGCAGTGTTTGCAGTAGAAGGGTCAAATTGTTGCTGGGCCGAGATTAGTGAGGGGATACCCTGCCCAATCGTTCCCATACCTGTTTGCGTATATTGATCAGCTCTGTCTATAAATGGTTGATAGGATGCTTGTCCTATTTGTTGTCCAGTCGTTGGATCTATTCCCATTTGACCAGCAGCCGAAGTAAAAGCAGACTTTTCAAATAAATCTAAATCTGCAATATCTCTAGCGGGCGTAGCTGTAGGTGTATCCGCTTTTTTAAAAGCAGATTCTAATAATCTTCTTCTATAATCCTCTAAAAAAGGAGCTTCTCTTTGCCCTGTATATTGAATATTTGGTTCAGCCATTACGCTCTCGGTCCTTTCGAAGACTCAGGGTCTAATTCATTCATCATATTATACATTGCTCGTGGTCCACCTGCATTCTTCACAGCTTTCGCTGTAAATACAAACTCACCATTACTTAATTTCGCTGGTATCAAATCTTCTTTAGGCCCACCTGGTCCTCTAATCATTCCTTGTCTTCTAGGATACGCTTCACCGCCAGTAGCCATTGTTAATCCCACAATACCTCCTTGAGCTAAACGATCGCCTCCCTGTGGTTGATTTTCAGGTTCATTGCCGTAGTTATAATATACTCCGTCTGCATTCACGGCATCATAGTATTTACCATCAGCGGGATTGTACATTGTTTTTTTCACTAGAACGTCTGTTCTACCACCTGTTCCATATTGCGAACCATATTTTTTATCAACAGGTGACATTGGATTGGTATCTACTGGTTGAGGTTTGTCTGCCTTATAGGCATAATAAGAACCTATTGCTGGTATTAAAGTTGATGCTATACCACCAAGTGCTGTTCCTGTTCCACCAGGTCCAATAAGTGATCCACCTATTCCACCTAATATGTTTCCAGCTCCTTGAATGAGACCTCTAATTCCTGATCCACCTACGGCTGGTTTATTTGGACCTGCTGCTTTTGTTGCGTAATTACCTATAACGTTTGATAATATGGACGGTAATCCACCGCCGCCTCCACCTAGCATATTGAGACCGCCAAACCCTAAAGCCGCTATACCTGCAATAGGTGCAGCTTTTTTGACGACATCTCTTACTTTTCTAAAAAATTTTTTAAACATGTACTCCTTAGCAATTCATGATATTGTTATAAAAGGCAAGGAGGCTGGCCTTGGATAAATAAGCCTATTTAATTCTATATTTATAGGCAAATATTTGCTATATGACAATAGATATTTATGTTGAGAAAGGAATAGCATGGCTAAAAAAGACGAAGTTCTTAAATTTGAAGCAGTGAGACCGTTCGGTCCTACCATTATTAAAGGTAAAATGCCTAAATTTTTAATTGATTTAATGGATAATAAAGCAACAGAAATGTTGGATAATAAAAAATTAGCAGAGCAATATAATCATGCACCTAATTTAGCAGGTAACGTAAAACAAGAAGTTCGTTTTCCAGCAGAATGGATGGCAAGCGAAGAGTTTCAACCTATGGTGCAGTTACTAGGAGAGATGGTTAAACAATATATTTCTATACCACCAGCAAATGAAACAATTAGTCCAGAGTATGTTGGTAAGATGGTTATTGAATCAATGTGGACCGTGAGCCAATGGTCGGGAGACTTTAATCCTTTTCATATACATCAAGGCGAATTATCAGGTGTTTTTTATTTACGTGTGCCACCAAGTTTAAAAGAGGAATATGCAAAAGAGGATCACTACCCATGTGTGGGGGACATTGTTTGGTTTCATGGTCAAGCTTCTACGTGGTCAGGTCATAAGTTTCAACAAACACCAGAAGTAGGAGATATTTATTTATTTCCAAATTGGTTATCGCACGGTGTATATCCGTTTAGAACGCAAAATGAAGAACGACGTTCCGTATCTTTTAATTTACATTTAATTAAAAAAGAAGAACCACA